GCGACCAGCCGGAGCTGCCCCCCGAGGCGCTGGACGAGATCCCAGACCGCGATGCCCTCGTGGGTCAGCGGGCGGTTTTGCTGTGCGGGGCAGTCTTCGCAGCTGCGTGCGCAGGCGGCGCAGTAGCGATCGCCCCCGCCGAAGACCCAGTCGGCAAGGGCGGTGAGACGTTTTTTTCTGCGTCCAGGAGCAGACCCTTCGAGACATAGAGCGTCTGGAAGGCCTCGAAGACCGGCCAGATTTCCAATAGCGCATCGATCGCGGCGGGGCTCACCGGCAAAGACTGACCCTCAGCATCGCCGACGCCCTCCCAATCGAGGATGGCTTGCCGCGCCAGAGCCTTGGCCATGGTCAGCGCCAAGGCCTCAGTCGCAATCGGCATGTCGTCGACTTCCGCGGCCACGAGATCCAGTGCCGGATCAGCACGGGCTGCGACCATCAGCGCAGTGGTCAAGGGGCGCAACTGGATGCGCAGCCCGGGGATCAACTCGACCCAGCGCGGTGCATTGGTCAAATCAAGTGTCAGCATCGTCAATATCCTTCCACTTCGTTCACCAGCGTCACACGGCACATGTGCCCTGCATTTGCATCCTTTGCCGCCTGCCAGTCGAAGCTGGCCTGAATGCCTTGGGGACCCGGGATCTCGACCCGCGGTCGCGGCAGATGCACGGCGGGCACCTCCACCGTGAGGCTTTCGCCCGAAGGCAGCGCATAGCCAAAGCTCAGCGCGCAGGCCTCACCCGCGATCGCCTGTTCGATCAGTGTCTGATCGGCAAAGCGCACCTCCAGCCGACCAGTCAGTGCTGCCATGCCGGGATCAGCCCCCTCGATACGCCCGTCATTGCGGATGGTTTCAATCCGGTCGATGCCATTGGCATAGGTGATCTCGGCCGAGACCACATTGCCAAGCGGCTGGCCATTGCGGGTGATGGTGCCGTTGAAATGGCCGAAACGGCGGAGGGCGGGCACCTCCGGCGTGCCGATGGTGGAGGCTGCGGCGACCGTTTCGCCCTGCGCGATCAGCCGGGCCGTGGCGGTCAGCAACCCGGACCGCGCCATCTGCCAGCTGAGCTGATCCAGCACGCAGCCCGTGGCCAGCGCATAGCGCGGCACTTCCGGCATGGCCGTCTCGATCGAGAGAGAAGGCAGATCCCAGCCGCCCGAGGTGAACACGTGGGTGAACAGCCCGGGGTCGAGCCCCGTCGTTTCTGGGGCGCCAAAGGCCGCCTTCAGCCAGACCCCGAACGCTACGGTGTCGATTGGCATGACCACATCGCCATCGGCGGTGACCGCATCGGCCAGCGGCGCCTGAGGATCGCGGCCATAGCCCAGAAGTTCTGATGCCAGGAGCGGCTGTTCAGCGCCCAGCGTGCTGCTGACAAAGGGCATCTGCCACCAGCCCGCCTCAGGCGCGGTGCCGTAGATCGTTTCGAAGGCAAGCGCCAGCCTTGCCCGGGCGCCATGCGCTCGTGCCATTGTATCGTCTCCAATTCTCGTGTGGGGTCAGGCCAAGGGGTCGGCCGTCGAATAGTGCAGCACCACCGGGATGACCGCCGCCTTCAGGGTGGCGCCGCCCTCGATGGGCAGATCGACGGGTTCCGGAGCTTCAGGCTCCACCCAGTCGCAAAGTCCCCGCAGCGTCCGATCGGCCGCAATGACAGCGCCTACTTGTGCCGTCAGCGCATCGAACAGGCTGTCCCGCGACGCCGCCGATTGCACAATCACCTCGAGTTCCGCGCGGTGCTGGTAATGATACATCAGTGGTGACAACGTAACGCCCGGCTCGCCCGGACTGCCGTCGCGCAAGATCATCAGCCCTGCAGTCGGGATCCGCTCTGGCAAGACCTCGCCGCGCAGCACGGGCACAAAAGGTACCGTGCTGAGCAGGTCCGCCAGGGCGGTCAGGATGGCTTCTCGGGTAGTTGGCATTTCTTCACAGGTGTCCGCATATTGTTGACGGGTGTGGATGGGTGCGATATCTTCACAAGCGTTCGCACCCTGTGGAGATTCGCAATGGCTTCCGAAAGCACGACCCGGGTTTCATTCCGGCTGAAGACCGACATCCATGATTTGATCCAGAAGCTTTCGGCCGATGCCGGTTATTGACCCATCTGCCTTCATGCAACGCGCTCTTGAACGCGCGGTTTATGCTCATCTTCCACCGGAGCGGCAAAAGGAGCTGGACAATACTGAAGCGCTCTATTCGCTTGCGCAGCACAAGGCCCGAGAGATTTTCGTTTCCGGTCGGTTCGATGAAAACTTCACGCTGACGGTGATCTGCGAGTTGATGGCTGATCCGAAATCTCGCGCACTCTACGAGGAGATTATTGACGCTGATGCCTACACCGATGGCGCCCCGAAGAAGACGCCGCTCAATATGTACCTTGGGTGGTATATCAAGAACGCAATTGACGCCGAGCCATTGCTTGATGATGCTGGGAAGCCGCGAAGAGCTTTCGTCAAGGATCAACCTATCAAGAGCTACACGCTCTTGCAGGCGGGAAAATCCGTCTCTTCTGGTAACGCGCGCCATATGGGGAGGAACTGACCGATGGCCGACCACCAGAAAGTCCTCGCATCTATCGCTGTCGCGACCGATCCTGCGAAACTTCGGAGCCTTCGCGAAAACGCCCAGCAGCTCGGCGTCCGGGAAGTTGACGAGGCCGCATTTAGACGCCTGGTCGAAATCCTTCCCGAGGATGCGCCAGGCAGCATCGAGCACGACTTCTGGAAGACCATCCATGCCTTCGAGGAAGTCCTGCGTGATGAACGCGGCAAGACNGTGAGGCTTTCGCGCACTCGGCAAAAGATCGGCCGGGTCGGGGTGATGGCGACACTCATCGATTTTGCGCTCANCANGAAACCAACGGACGGGTTCAATATGCTGATCGAGCGAGGATTGCCGCAACTCACGGGAGAAGCGCTTGTTCTCAANCACAGTAGCCACTTTGAACCTCCGGTGTTGGAAGCAGCAAAGTCCAGATTGGAGGGAGCTGGAGTTGATATATCAAAGCTGTGGCAACAGACCTGATGGGGCGTGCGGTTTCATGGCGTCGCCCAGTTCGCCACGATCAGCCCCGGCACGGCATCATGCGCCCGCTCCGCATCGCGCGCCAGATCTAGCCGCTTTGGAAGCTTCACCTGCGGCACCAGTAGGAAGATCGGTGCGGTGACGAGGCCGCGGCCGGATTTCGAGCGCGACGCCACCGCCCGGCCCTTGGTATTCAACCGCCCTTCGGCCACCAGCAGGCTTCGCCCCCGGCGGCGATAGATAAAGCGCAGCCGCAGACCGGTACGCCGTTCCCATTCGCCGGGGCTGATCCGGCCACCGCGCGTGGACTTGCCAGCCGCAGCGGTCGGGATTGCCAACCAGAAGCCGGATTTCGAGCGGATCAGGGGGCCGGTATCATGGGCACTGACGATCACCGGGGCTTTCGACCAGATCACGGCAGCCGCGTTCAGGCTGGGTTCTGCCTTCGGGAACTGCTCAGACCGGATGGTGCGCGCCAGCCGCGCGCCTAGGCCCGCGCCGGTGATCTGCGCGCGCCACGCGGTCTTGAGACCGGTACCCGCCTCGCGGATCGCCGCGGAGACTGCGCGCTCTCCTGCTGCGATTTCCGCCTGCATCATGGCGACGATGTCGGGGTCGATGTCGAGCTTGAGCTTCATCGCAGGTCAAGCCGGTCGCAAGTTGACGGTCCAGACCAGCCGCTCGCGGTCGCGGACGGGCTCGCCCTGGATCAGGAACGCCTCGCCGTCGATCTCGATCCGGTCGCCGGGACGCGGGGTGGGGACCTCAGACACGCGCAGATCAATGCGGGTGGTTTCGGACCAAAGCCGGGCCTCGCCAAATGCAGTGACCTCATCTGCGCGGCGCATGACCACGCGGATGAGGCGCGGGGCCCCGCCTTCGGCAACAAAGACCGCGTCGCGCGCGATGTTGCCATCAGCAAAGAGCAGATCGAGCGCGATGGCGAAGGCCGTCATGGCTCAGCATCCTCAGTTTGAACTGAATATGCGGATCGCAAGCCGTGGTCGCTTGTTGACCGGCAGGATCGAGGCTTCAGTCATCAGATCAATCCAGCGACCCTTCGCGTCCATCATCTGCCGCGCGTAAAGCGGTAGGCCGACCGTATTGGCAGTTTCCAAGAGGTTCGCCGGCCCGCCATAGGTGGTGAAGGTGTCGAATGTCCCGAGCGGGAAGGCGATGCCCTCACCCGCGGGGATTAGTCGCTCTGAGGTGCCGTTCGAGAGGGTGGCCGAGCCGTTGTATTCCTCGAAGAGAATGCCGGCGAAGGGGAACGCGCGGCGCATATCCTCGCGCAAGGGTTGGCCGCCGGTGGCTGAGAAGAACTTGTAGGCTTCTTCGGTTTTCGGGTGGCTGATCAGCTTGTCGAAGAACTCCGAGCTCACCAGCGCATGGGCCGTCGTCATGGTTTCGCCGAGCAGGTTGTCTTCGATCCCGCGCAGCACAGTGCGGACCTTACCTTGGATATTCGTTCCGGCCGTGCCGAAGACGAAGTCGACCGAGATCTGTTCAAGCCCGAATTCGGTGAAGTAGTTGTAGAGCGTGGTCCCTGCGCCGTCCTTCACGACGCCGCGGAGAGCGTTCATTTCCATGTATTCGCGGGTCTGGGCATGTTTGCGGCGCATCAGCGTCAGCTTGCGGTTCATTACTTCGACGAGGGGATCGGCGGCATCCGACAGGCCCAGCGCGGGCATGCCCTGGATATCAGCAGGAAGGATCACGTCATCATGCGGGATCCAAGGGAGGGCGAAGCTCCGCATGGAACGAGCTTCGCGATTGCCGACAGTTGCGGGTGCACCGAGGGGAACAGAGGGCAGGAGGCTCAAGACCCCCTGACGCTGTTCGATCACGATCGAACGCTGGGTGACGCCTTCAAAGCGGAAAAGGCCGATCTGGCCAAGACGGGTGTAAAGGTTGGGCAGGATGTTGATGGCCTGCGTCATCTCAGCGAGCGAATAGCCGCCCGCGTCAAACGGGTTGCGGGTGATGGTCATGGGTAACTCCGGGGAAAGGGGTGATGCGCAGCTGCGCGAGTGGGATCAGGGGCCGATCAATCGGATCAGGCGGCGTCGCGCGGGACGATGCCGATCGCTGTCAGCTGGGCGTGCTTGGCGGCCTTCTTGGCTGCGTCATCGACACTGGCGTCGAACACTAGCGCCGCCTTTGAGACGATCGCGGGGCCACGCACCAGAACGATGCCGGTCGCATCCGCCGCTGTCGCATCCACAGCGTAAAGCAGGACAGCGGCCGCGTTCTGCGCGCCGTCGGTGCCGGTGGCCGTGCTGAGTTTCATCTTGCCGCTGGCGGTGATGCGGCCAAGCACGGCGCCAACGGGGTAGTTGGTCCCGGCCAGCAGCGTGACGGTCTCGCGAGTGAAGTTGGGGTTGAGCTCGTATTTGAGAACATCGCCCATGGTGGGCGGTTGGGTCAGCACGGACATGGGCAATCTCCGAAGATGTGGGGGTCAAAAAGAAATCCCCCGCCGGGGAGCATCGGCGGGGGATCAGGTGGGCGGAGCGACAGCCAGTGGGGGCGGTTCAGCCCCTGCCGCCCGCCGCGGCAGCATTCT